TACAGCAATACAACAGGAGGAAGCAACACTTCCCTTGGGGGAGATTCGTTATACCTTAATACTACTGGAAACAATAATGTAGCACTTGGAAGGATTGCACTTTACTCCAACACTGCTGGCGCTTCTAATGTTGCAATTGGTCGTGATGCCCTCCTCTCCAACACCACAGCCTCAAACAACACTGCTGTTGGTTATCAAGCTGGATATACGAATACAACTGGCACAGGGCTTGTTGCTATAGGTCGTGGTGCGGGTTATTCAAGCAATGCAGCGTATTCAACTTATCTTGGTGATACCGCTGGCTATAACGCAACAGGAACATCAAACACATTTGTCGGTAATGGTTCAGGATACGCCGTAACAAGCGGAACTAAGAACACCATCTTGGGTATGTACTCAGGCAACCAAGGCGGCTTAGACATTCGCACAGCAAGCAACTACATCGTGCTGTCTGATGGGGATGGGAATCCAAGGGCGTATTCCACAGGAGCCACAAACTGGGTTTTAAATGCAACCACTGGTTCTAATCAATCCTTGCAATATTTTGCTATTGGCGGAACAGCTAAAGTTGAATTGTTTTATTTGGCTGGAACAGATAGATTTTATATTCAAAACGGGCTTGTTTCTGGCGTTTATCTTTCCAATGGCGGTACATCATGGACTTCAAGTTCAGACGAGAGAGTAAAAGACATTATTGAGCCAATTACAGATGCCGCTAACAAAGTATCAACTTTACGAGCAGTAATTGGTAAATACAAAACTGATGCAGAAGGTAAGCGTAGAAGTTTCTTAATTGCCCAAGATGTTCAAGCGGTGTTGCCAGAAGCCGTAGATGCTACTGACCCAGATGAATTAGGTGTTTCTTACTCTGATGTAATACCACTTCTTGTAGCCGCCATCAAAGAACTCAAAGCAGAGGTTGACAGCCTCAAAGCCCAACTCAACGGAGCATCAGCATGATTGAAATCACCGCAGAACAAATCGCCCAGCACCTCAGTGCCGCAATGGACTCAGTTAACCTCATCAATGCTGGCAAACCCGAACTGATGGAAGATGCTGAGTGGGCAGACTGCCTGACCCGCAACAAAGAGCATTTGAAGATCATGCTGGCAAAGGATTTCTGGACAACGGAAGATTTGATCCCGCTCCAACAAGCGGCTGGAGAATAACCATGGGAAAGACTGCAACATTAGCGAACATCGGCAGCGTTGCTGATAGCTCGCTTGGATTTAGAAACCGCATCATCAATGGTGCGATGGTGATTGACCAGCGTAATGCTGGGGCAAGCGTTACAGCAAGCGGATCAGAAGTTTATCCAGTTGCTCGCTGGGTTGTTGCTGCTTTTAACGCAACTGGTGGTGGAGCCACCTTGACTGGCCAGCAAAGCTCTACTGCCACAACTGGATTTAATAAAAGCATTGCCGTAACCGTCAACGGGACTGACACAAGTCTCGGAACAAACGATTTGTACGAGGTTACTCAGCGCATCGAGGGAAACAACACTGCTGACCTTGGTTGGGGTGCTTCTGGAGCGGCAAATATCTCTTTGTCGTTTTGGGTGCGGTCAAGCGTTACAGGGACTTATTCTGTTGGCGTTGAAAACTCAAACGGAACTCGTGCGTATGTTGTCACATACACCATCAGTGCGGCAAACACTTGGGAATACAAGACGTTCTCTATCCCAGGGGATACCACTGGAACTTGGGGTACATCAACAGGCATTGGTATCCAATTACGTTGGTGCCTTGCAACTGGCACTGACCGAGTTGCTGGCGCGGCTAATGCTTGGTCAGGAGGAAATTACATTGCAATTTCTTCGACCGCAAACCCAATTATGGGAACCAGCGGAGCCACCTTCTACATCACGGGCGTACAGCTAGAAAAAGGCGCAACAGCAACATCGTTTGACTACCGCCCGTATGGTACTGAGTTGGGGTTGTGTCAGAGGTATTACTACAAACAACCTGCAACTGCCTATCAATCAGCCCTACTAGATGGGGGAAGCTCGGACTATCCCAGCATTTATGTTACTCATCCAGTAGAGATGCGTACCACACCTTCCACCACATTTGAAAGTTTTGCTGGTTTTTATTACAACAGCGGTTCTGGGCAGGCTTCATTTACGCCTTCTGGGGGAACAACGGGATATGCTGGTAACGCCCGTGTAGGTTATTCAAGAATTGCTGCTATTTCAAATGGGCCCGGTGCAACACAGGTTCAAAGATCAGGTCAATGGACTGCCCAACTTTCTTTTAGCGCGGAGCTATAAATGACCAACTACAAATTAACAAACGATTGGCGCACTGGGCAACCTATTGGTGTTTGCAAAGATGGCGTTCTTGGCATCCCCTTCGACCCCGACAACACCGACTACCAAGCATATCTGAAATGGCTGGAAGAGGGCAACACGCCTGAACCAGCAGACGAACATGAGTGATAGCACAGAGACACGGCTGGCTGTGCATGAAGCTGTTTGCAATGAGCGGATGAAATTAATTTCTGATTCTCTCAGCAAAGGGTCAGAGCGCATGACCAAGATTGAGTACTTGCTCTATGCCGTGATCGTGGCCGTGCTGCTCGGGCCAGGAGCTGCTGCTAGCCTGTTCGCCAAGATATTTAATTTGTGACCATGTGGATCCCATCTCCATACTCATGTTGGCCAGTAGTGCATTTAGCGCTATCAAGCAGGGCATTGCAACGTACAAGGATGTCAAGAACACTGCCGGTGACGTTAAGAAAATCGTCGGTGAAATCGCTGGGATGTTTGGGCCCAACCCAACCAAAGAGCAAAAGAAGCAGATCGTTGCTGAACAGAAGCGCGTGCAAGAAGTCGCAGCCTATGACCCCAACCAGGTTATGGGAGACATCGCAAAGCGCTTGGGTGAATTCATGCGGCACATGCAGCAGATCCAAGACTTCTACTTGGAAGAAGAGCGCAAGTCCAAAGAGGAAGTCTATGACGGCGTTGACTCCTTGGCAGAGCGTGCGTTGCAGCGCACCCTTGTCCTCACTCAGTTGAGACAGATGGAGACTGACTTGCGAGAGCAAATGATTTATCAGTCCCCTAAAGAGCTTGGCGATTTGTGGACACGGTTCAATGAGATGCGCGAGCAGATTGCTGTAGAGCAAGAGCAGGCCAGGGAGGTTCGAGATCAGCGCGAGGCACAGGCAAGATGGCAACGAAGACGGGTAATAAACGACCTACAGGACAAAGCAATCTACCTGGGAGCCGCCTTGTGCGTGATCCTATACCTGGCCGTGTTTTGGTCACTGCTGGTAATGGATCGCAAGACAAGATGGGGTTTTTAATCGCGCTGATTGCCATGGTCTTGGTGTTTTGCTTGATGCTGCCGCTGATCGGGGTCATTTACTTTGACACCTTGTCCACGCAGAAACAAAGCCTGGCCCAGATTGAGCGAATGGAGCGGCTGCGAAAGCAACTTGAGGAAGAGCGCAAACAACTGGAGCAACGTGGTGAGCCAAAATAAATTTCTGTATTGCGTCATTGCAATCAGCCTGTTGTCCATCTTGCTGTTGGTGTCTGGCTGCGAGGATCGGTATCGCTACGTCTGCCAGAACCCAGACAAGTTTGACTTGCCTGAGTGCCAAAAGCCACGCTGCTTATTCACGCAGACATGCCCTGAGTATTTAGTCGCCCCGGTATTGACAAACAAGATTGAACCAGCAAAGGCCGAAGATGCTAAAAAGTAAATACACACCCGAAGAAATTGAGGTTCGCATTTGGGGCTTTGTTGTGGTGATGATCACAGTCATCCTGGCAGGCATTGTGTTTGCCCTGCTCTATTCGGTGACGTTTGTTGTCCAGCCAATCAAGAGCATGGCCCCCATTGACCAGGCATACACCAAGATGCTCAATGATATTGTGTTGTTGATCGTTGGCGGCATAGGCGGCATCGTAGGCAAGCGTGCCGTTGGTGCCATTACCCAGGCAGTAAACCCAACGCCACCACCTTCCCCTGCCCCTGCCCCTGCTGCACCGGCACCCACAACCCCGCCAGTGCCTGCTGCCCCTGTACAAAATACATTTGGGGCGTTGCCTGTCTGGACAAACCCACCGCTTGATGAGAGCTGGTCGCCACCGCCGCCACCGACAACGCCACCCAGCTTGGAGGATGACGCAGAGCGCGAGCTCCAGGCTGAAGCCAGGGCATCAGTCAAATGATCGGGCTACCCAACCCCTATTTGATCCTGGGTGCAGTTGTTGTCTGCACCTCGGCCTATTTTTATGGCCACCACAAGGGCTGGGCTGACCGTGACCAAGAGATGCAAATAGAAATTGCAAAGAAGAACGCAGAGGCCAGAGAGACTGAGCAAAAACTCGCTGCACAGATTACTGAAACATCAACCAAACTCATGGAGGTCAACAATGTTGTCAATCAAAAACAGTCTGCACTTGATCGCGCTATCTCTGCTGGTAGGGTGCGCTTCCCGGCCACAGGTTGTGTATCAGCCACCCCAAGTGCCACCGCTCCCGCCAGAGATTGGGCTGAAGCGCGAGCCCAACCTGACAGACCGGCTGACACGCCTTCTGATGAGGAGCGAGAAGTCCTCCGACTCATCGCCCAAATCACAGCCGACGGTGACCGGGCCATCAACCAGCTCAACGCCTGCATCGACAGCTACAACCAAGTGATGGGGGCAATCAATGCTAAACGCTGAACAACTGACCAAGCTCCACATTGATGTGAAGTGGGTTGACCCACTCAACGAAACATTTGAGCGCTTTGGCATCGTCACCAAAAATCAGCAGGCCTGCTTTATCGGCCAGTGCTCGCATGAGTCAGGCAACTTCAGAATGCTTGAGGAAAACTTGAACTACAAGGCAGCGACATTGATGCGGGTCTGGCCAAAGCGGTTCCCAACATTGGAGATCGCCAACCAATACGCAGGCCAGCCGCGCCTTATTGCCAACAAAGTCTACTGTGGTCGCATGGGAAACCGGGACGAGGCCAGCAATGATGGGTGGATGATGAGGGGCAGAGGTCTGGTTCAATTGACCGGCGCGGATAATTTCCACCACGCAAGCAAAGCATTGGGTGTTGACCTGGTCACCCAGCCCGACCTGGTGGCCACGCCCAAGTACGCAGCCCTGACCGCCGGGTGGTTCTGGTCAACACACAAATGCAATGCCCCCGCTGACGCTCTTGATCACCAGCGGTTAACCAAGATCATTAACGGGGGCAGCATAGGTTTGTCAGACCGCATCAAGCACACCAACGAGGCGCTTGCAGTTCTCTGATCACTGTGCAGCGCCCAGCGCATTGATGCGCCGTTGGTACTGGCTTGTGTGCCTGATCCGCTTGAGTGAATCAACGCGCAAGATCAGTTCTTCATTAAGCTGCTTGATCTCTTTTAGCAAGGTCATGCGCTCGCGCACTGGCCGCTTGCCTGCTGTTGCAGTCTTCTCTGCCAGATCCTCATAAGCATCCGACCACTCATCAATAGTCTGATGCACTGAGAAGGGCTTGTCCTTGCCAGGCACCAGCAGCGCAAAGCCAATGACCGGCCCATCATCAACTGGCTGCACAACCTCCACCTGGGGTGGCAAAAGCGCTTCTTCCCCCCCTGGCTCAACCGTGTCAGCCATGGCCTGCTCAATCAGCACCGGGTCGCTGACCTGTTGCACAACCACAACAGGCTCAACTGGTGATCTTGCGACCATGTCCAGCGGGTTGGCTGGCTTGGCCACCGGCACCGGCGTGGCGTCAACAGGAAAGTCCTGGGCCTCCTCGGCGGTGATCAAACCCTTGAGCACATCAGGAAAGGCATCTCGCAGCGCAAACCCGCGAGCTCGCATCTGCATCATGCGCTTGGGGTATGCCGACCAGGGGCCACCTTTACCCCACAGCCCAGCACGCTTGGCATCCTCCACGCTGAACTTTGCCGTCACCGGCTTGCGCCCCTTGCGCTTGGCCACGCACACCGCCACCGGGTTGGTTGTGCCCTCGCCTTCAAAGTACTCTTCAACATCCTCGCAGACGCTGCTGGCCTGCACCAGCGCCATGGCTGCATCACCATAAACGCTGGGCTTGCCGTTAATCACAGCGATATTTTGCAGGGCTTGCATGGGTGCCAGGCCCATCTCATAGCCCCACTGCACGCAGACCAGGATGTCCTGGGGCTTGCCCTGGTAGGCCTTGGGCACCATGCTGGAGTTGGCCAGCATGTCGCTGAACTGGATCGCCTCGGTGAGGGTGGCTGGGGCAAAGCCCCGATTAGTGGTGGTCAACTGCATTTTGCTGCTCCTCTTCTTGTGTCAACTCAGCTTGGATGGTGGCCAGCACCAGCTCGGCAATCGCCTCGACTGCTTCCATGGCCTGCTCTTGGGTCATGCCAGGCACAGCGGCCAGCATGACATTGACTGCGGCACCATAGGCCTCTTCAATGGGTCTTAAATTCATTTTGTCTCCCTAATGCTCAGTGTTGATTGACGAATCGAATATGCCTCTTTGGCAGGCAGCAAGCGCTCAGGTGCTGCCTTGTATGACCGCATTGGCCAAGAGATCATGTACTGCCCTGCGCGGCCACGCTCGGCCTGGCCCAAGTGCGCTTTGATCAGCTTCTCAGCGTCATCAATGCTGGCCTCGGCTGCCCTGATCGCGGCCTTGTTGGCCACAATACCGGCAGCCAGGTCGGCCACGCTGACATCGAGATCAACCTCTTCCTTGCCGGCAGCCATGGGGTAGATGCGATCCAGCTCCTTGCTGCTCGCGGGTGGATACCAGTCGATCTCAGCGGTGCGCCGGTACTTGTCCAGCTTGTTTTCAAACAGCAGCACTGCCTTGACGATCTCCTTTTGTGTCTCAAAGTGAGGCCCAAACAGGAACACGCGCAGCTCAATGCCTTGGTACAAAACGCACACAGCGCCCCATTTGTGGCCAGTCACCAGCATCTGGCCCTGGAGCTGGATGGGGCCACGCGCCAGGTGAGGGGTGTCCTCGGGCATGGTCTTGGTCAGCTTGGCCTCAAGCACGCCAGGCCCATCCAGCTTGATGCTGTCCTGGCCAACCACATAGATCCCGCGGTCAGGGTCAGGCTTGATCAACTGGCCATCGCCAAACCCAACGCCATCCAGGCTGCAGGCCAGGGCGATCTCGCGGTGCGAGTAAGCCTGGCCAATGTCTGTGTCGAATTTTTCCAGGCCCAAACGCTTGGCAGCTTCAGCCAGGATCACGGGCTCCAGCCGGTTGCCCCAGCCCATGGCCTCATTGCCAATGTCGGGGCGCTCTTTGCCATCAATGGCGTTGATCGAGAACGACAGCTCATCGTTGGGGCTGCTGTATCTGCTGAACCCCATGAGGCCGGGTAAGCGGCTGGCGCTCATCTCTTTATCGTCTGTCAGTTTGCCTGCCATTTTTCACTCCTTGTTAGTGGCTAGGGAATAGACGCGCACCACTCGGGCGTGCGCCTGGGGATGGGTGGCCTCGGTAAAGCCAACCTTGCGAAACTGTTTGGTGCGGAACACCGCGCCCAGAACAGATGGGTGGACACCCGGCGGCACCTCGATAAAGGCGCGGATGTCGTTGATCGAGACCTGCCCCTGTTGGCGGCAGATGAGCACAGCTAGTGCCCGGCAGCGCTCCAAGAACTGGTGGTCGGTCTGCTCAAAGATGTCGAGCTGGCGGTTGCGCATGTCGCGGCCAGCGGCAAGGTTAGGAGCCAGCATCATTGCGCTCCTTGGTCTTCATGCGTTTGACCGTCTGCTGGGCCTTGAGCTCGGCCTCGCGCTCCTCTTTGGGCAGCCAGCCGTGCTTGCGCCAGGTGCGCTCAATGTCAGTGGCCGCGGCGCTTGTGTACTCAGCGCCCTGTAACAGGGTCTTGGGTGGGGTGGTGATCTTTGCATTCATATTGGCATCCAGATCAAGAGGCCAACGCAAGCCACAAACAATGTGGCCACGGTGATTTTTTCTGACAATGTCTCATGCATAGCTTGACTCCAGGTTGAGGCGTTTCAAAAGGTTGGAGGCCTGAGTTGGCCCCCAGGTCACATTGCCACGGGGTGTGGCCACGCCGCGAGCCTCAAGGGCTGCAGCAATGTCTCTCAGGGTGCTGGCACCAGACCGGGCGATGATGTCGCGCACGATAGGGCCAACGCGGTCGGCGTACTTGTCAGCCTTGGCCATCACGGCCTTGACACCTATGGCCGATCCGATCTGCGGTGTTGGGCAGCCCAGTGTGCGGCCTTGTGCCTTGACCTGGGCCAGCGCTGCCTTGGTGCGCTCGCTGATTTTGCGCGCTTCCCACTCAGCGAACACGGCCATCATCTGCAAGAAGGTGCGATCAGCCTCGGGCATGTC